ATCGGGCGGTTACACCCAAGGCATGGAATCAGAACTTGGTCGTTGAGGTGTGGCATTGGGTTGCGGCCGAGGATTCGGAGGCTTTGGGATTGGCGGCTGAGGAGAAGCTAGCGGCGGCTCTTCCGGAGGAATCCCCACCGGGCCTGGCACGAGGTGCGCGGTGTCCTTGAGCTCCTGCGCGGTGCGCGCGCGGTGCTGGTATTCCAGATTCGAGCGCGACGGGGCTCCAGTGACCGGGTCGAACCCGCTCGACGACTGCCCACCGCGGGCGATCGCCTGGAGCTGCTGGTTCACCGAGAGCTCGATCATGTTCAGGATCCGGTCCAGCACGACGCCGTCAGCGACATAGCGCACCAGGATCTGCTCGGCGGCGAGCGCCACCTCTCGTGCAGGCGCTAGCCCGCGCATCGGGCGCTGCGCCCACGGCATTCGATTGGCCATTACGTCCTACCTCCGAAGAGGTCGTGCCCCACCGTCTTCGTATGCTGGCCCTGAAGGATGTCACTGTTGACGGCTCCCTGGATTCCGAGCTTCTTCAGCATCTCACGGGGGTCCACGACCATTGACTTGTTGAACCTACCGTCAACCAATGACGGCACATACCTCTGCTGCGCGACGGGAGCCCAGCCTACTGGCGGATGCGGGCACACGTAGTGCTCCTTCTGGTCTTTCTTGTCGATGTCGCTGATCGCATCAGCGATGTCGTCATGCTGCGAGAACGGCCACTCGGTCATTTCCCGCACCATCTCATTGAACATCTTGTAGTTCGTCTCACGGAACGACTCGCAGATGTAGATGTCGCCACGGCGGAAGCGAGGCTCCACGCCCTCGATCCGCATGTTCTTAATCTCCTGGCTTCGCCCCATGATCGGGATGAAGCGGATGCGCGTCATCGTCTGACGACGAACCTCTTCGGCAATGCCGCGAATGAGCTCGTCGTGCGCCCCTTGCTCGACAGTGGCACCCTTAACGTCAAAGCGGAGCCAACGGTTCCACATGTCGATGAGGACCCGTATCGAATCACCAGGCTTCCACCTTCCAACCAGACATTCGCGCACGTAGGCCACCCGGTTGGCATCCAGCGAGACTGCCCAGAAGCAGGTTCGGTCGTTGTCATTGTTGCTCGTGAAAGCGAAATCCGTGAAGAGGTAGGTCCACACCGCGCGCGGCACGTCGTTGTCGCGGATCATCCGGAAGTATTCCGGCAGGAAGAGCTGCTGCTCTTCGGATGTCGGCCGGTTCTCGTAGAAGCACGAGAAGAGGCGCGGCGTCATGATTGCCTTCTGGCGCTCGATGAACTCGGGCGTCAGCCGGCGCGGGAAGAAGAGCTTGCCGTTCTTGTCATTGGTCGAGCTCCAGCTATGGCTCGTGATCTGGAAACCCTTGCGAAGCTCGGTCTCCTTCTTGATTCGCGAGTAGAGGTCGGCGTGGTGATGGTGCGTGCCAATCACGCCGAGCTGGCTGCCAGGATCGAGCTGGGCCATGATGTCGCCCACCCAATCGTTCATGACGATGATGCTCTCGGGCGTCTTCGTATTCTCCTGGCTGACCACGTCATCCAGGATGCCGAGGTCCCAATGCGCGCCGGTCTGCACCTCGCCAACGCCGAAGCCGGCTAGAGTAGGCTCCTTCAGGTGGACCTTGGTGCGCAGGTTCGAGACGAAGCCGAACTTGTTCCATTGCGCGCCCTTGTGCACGCCGAACAGCTCGCGGAACTTCGGCGAGTCGACAATGCGCATGACGTTGTCGACGAACTTGCGCGCCTGCCGGCCGGTCTCGCTCGCGATGAATATCCGGATGTCTGGGTCCTTGGCAATGCGCCACGCCACGTAGCCGACCGTGATGACCTGGCTCTTGAACGAGCCGCGCGGCCAGAGCACGAGCTTGCTCTTGAACAGCGGACGCCCCTCGGCGTCGACGACCATGACCTCCCATTCGCTGAACCAGGCAAGCCCTTCTCCGTGCGGGCTTTCGCATGCGTCGGGCGCCGCACCGAAGTCCCGCACGAAGTCGAGCAGATTCGCTTGGTCTAAGTAGAACTCGCGCTCTTCGCGGATCCGCCTCTCCCGAATGTCATTGGGGTCGACCACTACTTGCGCTCCAGCACCGTCAATCCACAGCAGTTGTCGACATCGAGCACGAGCCGCCAGGCTGCGTGTTTGCCGCAGTAAGGCTCGATCGCCTCGAACAGCCCTGGTCGCGTGCCATCCTCGCCCTCGTGGCGGAAGGTCTGCGTGTCATGGAAGATCATGAACTTCCCCGCATTGGGCGCGTGCAGCTCGAGCTCGGCCTTCAGTTGCGCATAGGTATGCTTCGTGTCGAAGAAGATCAGGTCGGCAGGATTAGACTGCAACAATGAGTTCGCACGCACGAAGCGGAACGTGTCCGGGCACAGATACTCGAGCTGCGCAACGGGCTCCTCCCAGCGATCGATGTCGATGCTGATGACCTTGGCGCCAGACGCCAAGAAGGCACACGTCGACACGCCGGCGCGACAGCCGAGCTCGAGCACCGTCTCTCCGCGACTCGCGAACCAGCGCAACAGCCCCATATGGTGCTGCATGTCAGACCACGCGTTCATGTGGGCCTGATAGAGCTCCTCGAGACTGTGCGCCTTGTGAGTCACCGCGGCACCGGATCGCTCGGGTCAGCGGCAGGGCAGTCAATGACCACCGACTTCACTGCCCACATCGACGCCTCTTCGATCTTGTTGATCGCGGACTCGAGCATGTCGCCAGCCGGGCACACGTCGAGCACATAGGCGGCCAGTTCATTGAACTTGTTGCGCATCTCGCTCAGCTTGGCAGCGACCTCGGGCGTCGGCTTGTGATAGAGGAATCGGTTCTTCAGAACGGCTTTGCGGTGTTGGTCACTCATCGTCGTCATCCGGGGGTTTGGTATTGTCGGTCGGAACGTGGTCCATCACTCTCGCATTGATGCGCTTCACGCGCTCACCTGACTCGCGACGCTTGCGCTCGAGGTCAACAATGCGCTCGACCTCGGCCTGGGTCTCAGCGTCAGCGGCATCGCCCGCCTTCAGCGTGTGCTGATGCGCCACCTCATATCGCTTCGCGGCGCGCTCGACGACGCCAAGGTCTTGCAGCAGCTCGACGCGCTCCTTCTCGATCTTCCACGCGCGGTCGGGGCGTCCATCCTCGACAGCCATCTCGACCAATGACTCAGCGCGCGAGTCAATGCGACCGACGAGAGAGGGCAGCGTAATGCCCATGACGTCTTCGCCGACGCGAGCTGTGTAATCGCGCCAGAGGTCTTTGACGAAGTTCGGCATCAAGCCAAGCTTGTTTGCGACAATGACAGCCGCGTGTCCTTTGCAGAGCAGGTGCAAGCACAAGCTGACCTTCTGCTCGACTTCGAGCTCGGCGACGAGCGACGGCCAGCGCGCGAACTCACGGCCCGACAGCCACTGCCAGACTCGCAATCCCTGCGCGCCAGGCTCGAGCGCTTGAAGATCCTCGGCGACGGCGGTCGAGAGAGCTCCGCGTTTGCGCGCGACGGCGCGGGCTTGGGCTTCGGCCTTCGTCGGGCGGCCAGGACCCCGCTTCGGAAGCGCGGGCGACGGGGCCTCCTGCGGACCCTCATTCGTCGTCGTCATTGGGGTCCACCTCATTGGCCTTCCTGGTCGGCATGAACGTCAATCGCGATTCGCGAATGGCGTGCAGCAAGACCACCTCGCAGACCTGCTCGATCACGCGCTCGTCGTCGGTGCACTCCTCGCCGATCACGTCAGCGTGGCGCAGGACGTCGACGATGACCTGGGTGAGCTGGGCCGCGCGGAGCTTGGGGCGGACGTTGGCCACCAGCTCCAGCTCGAGGAGCCCCAGGCGCCGGTGCCGGGCGGGCACAGCTCAGACTCCAGGGAGTTTTTGCTGCCCAGCGAGGTCGGTTTTGACGCGCCTGGGCCTCTCGGTGAGTTTGATCTTCGGCTGGAGGACCTCCTGGAGCTCCAGGATGGCCTGGATTTTCGCGATGAGCAGCCGACGACCCGTCGGGAGCCCCCCCGACCTTCGGAGCCAACTGCGGGCATCCTGGGCCGTCTGGAAGCCAGGCGACCCCTCGAGCGGGATCAAGCACCCAACCGGGATCGGGGCGTCTTCGGGCCTCGCGATGGAAAAAACCCTCACATCGCCATCATCGAAGATCGCATAACGCTTTGCCCTGTTTGGAGTTGCGACAGCGGGAGGCCCCGGAAGCGGCGTCGGCTCATCGGTCAAGCTTTGGGGGACTTCTTTGACACTTGCATCGCCCATGCGAAGGCTTCTAGCGACTTTCGAGATAGCTTCAAGCCCCCATGAAGATTTTAGGGGCGCGCGGAAGCCAACGGGGCCTCAGTCGGGCGATCCTCCTCGAAAGTCGGCAAAAACTTCCTAGGAAGTGTGCACACCCAACCTCTGTAACACACACACACGCGATGTGATATTCACACACGTATACGGTAT